CTATTAGCCTAGGTATATTGTGTGTTTCAATTTTAACTTACAAGGGTAATGCAGCAAAATGAATTATACGAATTAGCCCACCTTATTGACAGCGACAACTTCGAAAAACTGCCAGCTACTAAAAAGATTTTAGTGCTAAAAAAGTTGACCGAAGCGCTTACCGTAGTACGCGAAAGCATAACGCGTATTGAGTAGTTTTTTTCAAGTTAGTTAGTAAAAGCCGTCTAGAAATAGGCGGTTTTTTTTTAACTTGTATTTGTGAACGCGAACCAAAAAGGCTGTTATACTGAATATCTTTTCGCCACTATGGCTATGGAAAACGGCTTTAACGTTTCAATGCCGTTACTAGACGCCAGCCCTTACGACGCTATTATAGAGAAAAACAACAAGCTATATAAGATACAAATTAAACACGCGTCTAAAACCCGTAAACGAGAATACAAAAACATACATATAGTTTTACGGCGATCCCAAGACTTTTACTGTTTAGAAGAAGTAGACTACTTTGCTATTTACCACGAAGAACTAAAAGGTTTTTTTATTATACCCAACACAGAACAAAGGTCTGTAAGAATAAGCAAAGACGGTATTTATAAAAATAATTTTAATAACTTTGTACAGTTTCATTAGTGTTTTTTCATTTTGGTTATGTAGTAAAAGGCGCCGCTATCTAGTGGCGCTTTTTTCGTATTTTTGAAAAAATTATATATATGCGCGAAATTAGAATAAATAGTACTACTGGAAACGAAATAGTTACCACCCAAGAAGCCAAAGACTATATACGAGTTGACAACAGCGCCGACGACAGTCTTATTAGTAGAATGATTACCCAGGCGCGTATATGGTGCGAAAACTTTATAAGTAGCGATATAGTAGCAAAGAATAGAACCTACTACGTAAAGGAATTAAACCAAGGGCAATATTACTACGACGAATACAAGGCGCCAAGGTTACAAATACCTTTTGGCCCTGTTGCTAGTATTGAAAGCGTTACTATAGACGGCAATACAGCCACCTACGAAATTAAAGGTTTGAACAACGAAATTATAGAACTTAAAGACGGTAGCGCAAAAGAAATTAAAGTAGAGTATATTACAAGTGGCTTAAACGATAGCCTTGTAAAACAAGCTATACTACAGACTGTTAGCACTTATTACGACAACCGCGCCGACTTTGTAACCGGTACTATTGTGTCTGATATACCTACAGGGGCTAAAGATATACTAAACAGCTATAAAAAAATGTTTGTATAATGAACGCCGGCCAACTAAATACACGAATAACTGTTAAGCGTAACAGCAAAACAGCCGACGGCTTTGGCGGCTGGACTAGCGGCGAAACTACTGTAGGTTCTTTTTGGGCTAAAGTAGAAGAAGTAGGCGGCGAAGTAAAACAAGAAAACGGCATACGCCAGCGCTATGTAGATATAGAAATAACTATGCGCAAGCGTACCGCTGACAACTTACAAAACAACGATCTAGTAGAAGTTGAAGGGTCTACGGCTCAATATAGAATAAATAGTAAATATAGCGCCGACTTGGATTTTATGACTACTTTAACAGCTACTAAAGTCGACTAGTATATGAATGTTAAAATAAATAGAGAAGACTTGGCTAGGCTTAATCAAAAGCTAGAAGGTTTAAAGCGCGTAGCTAAAGACCAGTTAAGCACCCAGCTTACAAAGACAGCGGCCGACGTTATAGACTTGTCTACTGACCGCGTACCAGTTGACACTGGTAAATTAAAACAAAGCGGTTACTATGGCGCCAAAGGCAAAGGCAAAGTAGAGGTAGGCTATAACAAAGCCTACGCACCCTACCAGGAATTTGGAACCGGCCGCTATATTAACACTAAAGAAGCTAGGCTATTAGGCTTTAGCGCGTCTGATATAAAGCGCTTATTTGAAGGCGCGGGTGTAAGGCAAGTTAATATAAAGCCACAGCCGTTTTTTTTTCCTAGTGTTAGGATAGCTTTTAAAAAATTGCTAGACAGACTAGACAACGAAATAAAGCAAAACTTATGAGAGAAGTAATACACAGAGTACGCAAGGCTTACATAGACAAACTTAACGGCGCTGTTTTATTGCGCGGTGCTACGGTGCCTATTTATAATAGAATACCAAGCGACGCTAGTTTTCCTTATATACGTATTTACAGCGTTTCTAACGACGAAACAGACCAAAACCAAACAAACTATATAACCGAAGTTATAACGCGTTTAGAAGTCGTTACACGCTTTACAGGCGACAGCGGCGGCGAACTAGACAGCAACCTAATAACAGACGAAATACTACAGCTAGTAAGAACTAGAAGCGCCGACTATATTAACCTAGACGACGAAGGTTTTAATGTATACACTAGCCAAATTGAAAGTATTAACTATTTAGAAGAAGACGCTAGCGACTATACCTATTTCAGAGTTGTTATAGAAGTTAGCAACCGAATAGAACAACGCGCTGCACAAGGCGGGTTACAAGCTGAACTACAAACAGAATTACAAAGTTAAAATTTAAGATATGGCTAAAATTACTTTTACCAACAAAACCGACAACACCACAAGCGCGCTAGCTGATATATACAAGGTAACCGCTGCAAACGTTAACGAAATTAAAACAAGCGTTAACGCGCTTTACGACACCCTTGGTGGGTTTGCGTATTATGAAGACGCCACTACAAGCGGTACACCTATAAACCTTACGGCTGCAACTTGGACTGACCTTACAAACGACAAAGCTGGTAGCGGTACGCTAACAACCTACAAGCCTAGCTATGTAACCGGCGACTTATGGGATAGCGCTACAAATACTATTGATCTAGACGAAATACCAGTAGGTAGTGTAGTACTTGTTAGAAACGACTACGATATTACTACAGGGTCGGCAAATACAAGAATGGATAGCCGTTTATATTTTCCTGACACTAGTAAAAGTATAGAATTTTCCCACGATACAATAGCTGCAAGTGGCACCGAAGTACGCTATAGTAGAACCACACAATTTTTTGTAACTGCCGCTATTAAAACTACAGGGGTTAAAATACAAGTTAAAGTAGACAAGTCGGGCGCTACGGCTAGAGTTGAAGACTTTCAAATTACAGTATTAAGTTTTTAAAATATTTATCTTTGTAGAAATAAATAGCTATGGCTGAACTATCTAAAGACACGAAAATAAATTTAAGTATTGAAACCATAGTAAGCCTGGTTATAGCTATTTCGACGGCTACAGCTTTTTACATAAACCTTCGGGGCCAAATAGCCGAGGCTATGGAATTACCCGAACCGGTTATAAGCCGCCAAGAATACGACCTAAAAGACAACGCTATACGTAGCGAAATAATGAGTAACCGCGAACTAATAGAAAAAAACTTTGAGAAACTAGAAGTAATAGAAGCTAGGTTATACGAATTAAAAACTAAATAATGCGTTTTATTTTACTTACAGCGTTTTTGCTATTTAGCCCAAGTAATGTACTTGTATCTGACGGCAATACTGAAGTAAGCGAAATAACAGTACTACAAATAAATGCCAAGTGGAATAAGCACCACAATATAGATTTAAAAGAATTAAAAGGCTGCAAGGTAAATTTTGGCTGGCTAGAAGACCAACCGAAACACCTACAAAACCAAGTTAAAACTGTACCGGTTATAGTTATATTTAAAAACAACGAACCAGTAAAACAATGGAACGCCGATTTAAGTTTTAAGCTAGATGTAGATTTAAAAGAAATACAAAACGTAGTAAATACGCTATAGTTTTAGTTTGATTTTTACTAAAAAGTTGCCTTATTAGTGAACATAAACACTAAAAAGTAAACTTAAAAGTTACCAAAATGGGAACTAAACATACGCCAAACTAGGAACTAAAAACGCACCAAACTAGGAAGTTATGAAGTATTTTAATTATTTTGAATTTGACAGCCCGGACGTACAAGGCAGCGGCCAGCTTATGAGTAAAGAACTTTTAAGTAAGCTAGATCAAGTACGTGAAATGTACGGTAAACCTATACAAATTACTAGCGGCTATAGAACTGAAGCGCACAATGAAAAAGTAGGCGGGGTACAAAAAACTTACGACGACAACGGCAACGTAGTAAATAAAGGTTCGTCGCACCTATACGGCCTAGCCGCCGATCTAGCTTGCACAAACAGCGCCGACCGTTACCACCTTGTACAGCTACTTATGCTGCATAATGTAAAACGTATAGGTATAGCTAAAACGTTTATACATATAGACGTAGACCCTGACAAAGCGCAAAACGTTATTTGGACTTATTGATATGAAAACTTTACTAGCTAAATTATTAGGACTAAACAGCGGTGGTAATAGCGCCCTAGGCGAGTTTGCAAAAGACTTACGCGAAGCTATAAAGGGCAAAGAAATAGACCCGGAAAAAGCGCTTAAACTAATAGAAATACAAAACGAAGTAAACAAAATAGAAGCCCAACACCGTAGTATTTTTGTAGCTGGTTGGCGCCCTTTTATTGGTTGGGTGTGCGGGTTAGCGTTACTTTACAACTTTATTATACGCGATCTAGTAGCTTGGGTAAGCCCTAATATAATGCCGCCGGCGCTACAAATGGAACACCTTCTAACTGTACTTATGGGTATGCTAGGCCTAGGTGGTTTGCGTACATACGAAAAACTAAAAGACAAATCTAAATAATGGCTAGGTTAGTTATAAGCGCTTACAAGGCGCCTAGTAAAAAGAAGCGCCCCGGAGTACATAGCAAAAACGCTAGTAAAAACCAAAAGGGTTATAAGAAACAAAGACGCGGCCAAGGCAAGCGCCGTAAATAAATTTGTATTTTTGTTGTAAATTTTAACTATGGCAATAGAAGACAACGCTAGTATAGCCCTTATACCAAGCGGCTACAAATCTGGAAAACTATACAGCGTTATACCTGACACCGGAAACGGCGATTTTAC